TTGAGCGCCACCAAGACGCAATGCTTGTTGCTGTGCAGCCAAATTGCCGAGCTGGCTTGCACCGCCTAGCCTTAATTGCGCACCTTGCAAGCCTGCTTGCTGATTGGCAATGTCGGCTGCTGATCTGCGCGCAATGTCTGCCTGCTGCATGGCCATTGCCTGGTTGAATGCCTGCTCGTTCAAAGATGTGCCAAGTGTGGCGGCCTGCTTGGCAAACCCTTGGTTAGTCAAAGCCTCGGCCACACCTTGGCGTGATCCACCAAATGCACGGGCTTGTGTGGCACGTTCACCAGTCTGCTGGATGGCAGCGCGCCTTGCTGATTCCAAATCAGCCAATGCGTTTTCACGCACCAGGCTTGTGTAAGGATTCATGTAAGAGCCGATAGTGCCTGGTCCTTGGCCAAGACCTAGATTGCTCTGCTGCGCTGTGATCTGGCTGGGCTGATAAATGCCGCCATAAGCCGCCATCTGCGCGGCAAGGTCAGTGCCAGTGATGCCTGGGCCAGCGAGGGCCGTGTTGACCAGAGCCTCCTCGCCTGCCTGATACAAAGGGTTGTAGCCGGCAAACTGCTGAGTCGGCAAAGCGCCAGCGACCCCTTGGGCCTGCTGAAAGTTGGCCAAGAATGCTTCTTTGATTTGAGGATCAATCGAGCTTGTTGAGGTTGTTGTTCCACCTTTTGACATATTGCCACCTTATCCGAGTAAAGATTTCATTTTCTTGGCAGGCACTTTGCCTTCGTTAATCATGTCTAGAAGACCCTTGCCATACTTATTGACTGAAGACTTCTTGATCACATATTCGCCAAGATCAAGATTGACAGCGCCATCATCTGGACCAGGTGGATTCATGCCAAACATTAGACCGCCATCGACCATACCACCTTTGGCCATGCCGCCAGTGCTGCTTTGCTCAAGTCCTGTTTGTGTTGCAGCTGTTGTGGCCGCAGTCTCTGCCGCAGTCTTGGCCGCATTAGCAGCTGCGATCTGGTCGTATAGACCAGGGTTATAGCCACCCATTGCTTGGCCTGCGACCACGCCAGCGTATGGGTTGCCCATGGGTTGCATCTGGCCCATGATCAGGCTGTAAGGAGAAGCACCACCAGCCATGACAGCTGGGTTGTATTGCGCACCTGGTGCAATGGATTGGTAATTCTGAAAGTTCTGCGCAAAGCCTTGGGTGGCATTGGCAAATGGCATTGTGCCAGCACTGGTCTGAAAGCCAGTAGTCTTTGTAGCCTGCTCTGCTGCCAATTTTGCTTGACTGGCCAGATAAGCCTCATAAGCCTTTTGGTTAGCCGCGATCTGCTGCTGATTTTTCAAAGCATTAAGACGCTGCTGCTCGGCCCATGCAAGTTCATTGGCCCTTTGCTGGGCAGCCCAATTTGTCGCATTTGTTTGCTGCTGTGCAGCATCTAGTCCTTGACGCTTTGCCAGCTCAGCCATGGCTGCTTGGTTGTAAGCAATTTCAGTGGCCGTTGTGGGCGTTGCCGCTTCCATGCGGGACTGAATGATTGCAGGCGTTGACTGAGTGGCACGGGCCACATCAGCAGCGCTGATCTGGTATTGATTCATCAAGCTCTCAAACTGGGCATCGCTCAAGCCTTGAGCCTCGCCCTGTTTGATTGCGTCAACAATGTTCTTGTTAAACTGCTCTTGGCTGATGCCGTTAGCCAATGACCATGCTAGTGCCGGTGAAGTTGCCATATTTATCCCCTAAAGTTCCTTTGCCATTACAGACCACTGTGGACTGTAACCTTCGTCTTTCAAAAATGTCTTGGCCCAGCCTCTTCGGCCTGCCAAGGTCACTCTGGTGCAGCCAACAGACTTGCCCCAGGATTCGATCAATGGTCGCATCCGTGAGAGTTCGTCTAGGTCGCCACCAGCCAAGAAGTAATGCAAATTCTTTAGCCTGGGATAGACAACGATCTCTGTCAATACCACCGAGTCCTTGGCCGGCCACAGCTGTAATCTGTGATCCTCGACCATCTCAGCGACATCGTCAAAATTGTGTGTGCCTCCACTGTATTCTAAAGCAGCCTCCACATGGTGGCGCAGCCTGTCCAAATGTTCTTGGTCGCTCATCGCTTACCGGCAGGGATAGCTTCAAGCCTCATCACCCCAATGCGCCAGTCAGATAAAGTGTCACCAGTCACCCGCATATTGACTTGACGGCCAGAGAACCGGACAGAAGTCGGGTTGGCTGCCGTGTATGGTCCAAATGTGGATTGTGTGCCTGTGGGGTAATTTCGGGTTTTAAATGAAACCACGGCCTCACCGAGTGTTTGTTCATCTGGGACAACTTGGCGCACAGACATGATGTTGTCGCCATTGCCAAGCTGGACTGGGCCAGACTCAGCAAAAAGGCTTGAGCCATCGTAGTTGTAGCCCACCTCATGCTCATAGATGTAACCATCGCTTGAGACCATCAGAGGGTATGTGTAGACACCAGAGTCAACACCAGCAGTTCGGGCCAATGTGCCAATGCTCCAATGGTTTTCGCGGTAGTTGAAAGTGACGTAGCTGTCGTTTTCATTACTGGCTGCACTTGGGTAATACCACCAAATCTCACCAAACTTGCTGACATGGACCGCATAAATCTTGGATGCCTGCGCGAAGTTGATATTGGCAAAGATGTAGTCAGACACATCGCTTGGCAGTGGCTTGACATATCCGTCATAAATCCAGAAGCCAGAATTGCTCATCCAAATGGCTGCCGTATCAATGGCCGCCACAGACTGGGCTGAAATAAGACCGCAGCCACTTGCCGCCTTCTCAAAGCCATAGACAAATGGGGCGCCAACATACTGGGCCGTGTGGACATCCACATCTGTAAACAGTAGATTGACGCCCTTGACCCGCTTGCCGGCAATGAGTGAGCCAGGGGTGGCTAAGTCATAGTCGCCTGCAAGGTTGTCGCCTGCCGGTGTCCAAAGGGTATTGTTCTCTTGGTCGCACCACTGCACTTTGCGTGGGTTTCCACCAGCGCCAAGGGCAAAGATAATGCGCTCTTGGGTGACTAAAACCGCCTTGTTGTTCACTGGTGCATTGGTGATTGCCGCTGCCTTGGTAGGCGTTGAAAAGCCCAATTGCCACTCGTAAATTTTGCCATCTGTGCTGGAGCAGGCAATCAAATACTCGCCCCATGTATCGAGTGACCAGGTGGTGGCTGCAATGGGAGTGCCGGTGTCAGGTCGTGCCACGCCATAGGCAAATGAGCCATAGGCGTTATAGCCGTAACCGGTCAGCACTGTGGAGCTTGCGTAGCCTGTGGTGAACCCAGTTGGCGTGATGTCCTTCAACGTGCCAAGCGCATTCATCACATACAGTTTGGTATGCGTACCAGCTGCGATCCATCGGTCTGCACCATTGTCGCGCCAAGTGATGATGCCTCGGCATGAGCCTGACATCTGTGAGCTTGACCTGGTGCGCCATCCATTGATGGGCCTGAGTGTCCCCTCATACCAGCGCACTAGGTTTGCGTCATACCAGCGGCCTGCTGCCTGGTATTCAGTACCATTTCGGAAAACACCTGGGGGTAGCTTTAAAGGTATGTACATGGCAGTATTTATGTAATGTTTGAGACAAATGTCATTGTCGCAATAAGTGATGCCGTTGAGGGGTAATTTCCGGCTGCTGGATAAGCCTGGATAGACAGTTGAGTGCTGTCAGTCTCCCACCAAAGCTCCACATAATCGGTTGCGTCTAAGCTGACAAAGTAATTCCAGCCGACCAATGCATGGCCATTGACTGAGCCGTGTTTGCTTGGCACTGCAAAGAACCCAGTTGATCCAGTGACCACAGTCCCATTGATCTTGAGCCAGACCCTTACATCATGCTCCTGAGAGTCTAGGTTTTCAAACTGGCCAGACCACTGCAAATTCCAAATGCCAGCGTCAGCCACTGTGATCCTTGAATTGCTTGCGATAGTCACGCCATTGGCGTAATCGACAGTATTCAGTGTCATGGCATAGGCCGTGTTGGCCAGCGCTGCCGTTTGGTCCACAGTGCTTTGAAATGCCCCATAAGGCGCATTCATAAACTTGCCGCCCCTTGGTCCAAACAGAGACCCCAAGACACTGGCCAGCTTTTTAAAGTAAATCGTCAGCGAGCCGTTGTTTTCGTTGAAGTGCCTGCGCTCATACACCTCGGTCGGATAACCAAGGGTCGGTGGTGCTGGATTCTCAAGTTGTTGTGTTTGGCTGGACATGGCTAATTATGTCAGGACAGACAGCGCATGGTTGATGTGCTTGATGCGATCATCGAGGCCAATGAAGCCGCCATTGATCTTTTTGGTCATGGTCCGATAGTCTTGATTGTCTGCATACTGGTTGAGCTTTTGGACATCCCAAAACCATCCGGCAGTCAGCGCAGCATACTGGGGCGTGGCCACCAGCTCCGGCTGCATGATCAGGTCCACACCTAGCGCCTTGCCAGCGTGGTGGTAGTTCGCAGACCCTGTGAGCTGGATGCACCCGCGGCCTCGGAAACGATAGCCATCACCACTTGCCTCATCCCTGTTGCCCATGCGTGAGCTGTAAACAGTGTTCGCAATGAGCTTGGGGTTTCTGGCGCAGGCTTGGGCCTTGGCAGCGTCAAAGCGCTTGGGCCAGAGCTTTTGCAGGGCTTCGGCTCTGTAATTCAAATTCTCTTCAAGGATTCTGAAATTCGCGCACTCATGGCCACACTGGCCAATAAAGGCAGCCTGGCGCAATGGCGTTGAAATATCAAAGCGCTGGAATGTTTCATTGAGCGCATCGACCCACTCTGGGCCAATGTGCAGCCGTGCCAGTTGCTCACTATTGACCATTGACAATTCTCCTTACTTCTTCGTAGGCGCTGACGCAGGCGTTGAGCTTGTGGATGGCTTTGTCTCCTTCGGCTGCGAGGTCGATAAGAGTTGCAATAGTCGCTCGCTCAAGTTCGCTTGCATCGGACTGTTCGGGTTGTGGATTTCCAGCGGGAGCGCTGGCACTTGCACTGGCTTGTGGACAACTTGGGGCTGGGAGCCGCAGCCGACCAGTGCGAGCAAGCTCATGCATAGCAGACTGCTTTTTCTTGACATCATCTTGGGCCTTTCTGAGTTTCGTTTCCTGATCTTGCAGTTTCTCGCCAAGCTCTTTCTCTTTGGCTCTGGCTTCATCATTCTTTTGGGCAAT